ATTATACTCGCTCTGTTGAGTTTGTGGATGAATGCAGAGTCGTGAAAGTTCGAATAATCCTTGCTGCTCATTTCTCTCTAATCCAAAGGCACCTTTTGCGATTTCGGGCACTGGCAACCCAGTAAAAATTACCGTGCCACACAATCCTCCAATATTTAATGGAGAAAACTCATTTTTCTTGAAGAGACCAAAATTGTGTCCCGATTTGAAAGTTTTAGAATGATCTTTAAGATAATGATAAGTCAGTAAGAGATCTTCTGCTTGCTTTTTTGTGATGCGGTCAATGTGGTAATCGGATTTCATAAAAAGGAACTATATGTTGTAATATGGTATTTTGTTTTACCAGTAAGTCTCACAGCATCCTTTATTGAATCATATACAACGCCATTATAGCACAATTTTCGTGCTCTTGGATTTTTTCCGCCCATTATATTAGGATTACTAATACCTCTGTTCCAGGGGATTCTTCCTCTACAAGAATCACTTATTTTTTTCCTAACCTCTGGTCTCTTAGTTGGATTTTTATCTCCAATTAATTTTCCTCTTGCTCTTATTCCTTTTTCTATATCAGACTGTCTCCTTTTTTCAGTCATAGTTTTTGGTGTTCCTCTATTTGCTTCAGCAATCTTTCTTTTATGAGATTCTGATAGAGGTTTTCCAAGTCTTACTTTTCTTCTGTTTTGAATATCTTGTTCGGTCATTACTTTTTTAGAGCATCCTTTTCCACCATTAGTTTTGTTATGTAGAATTCCAGTTCCTAAATCTTTTCTACCAAAGATTGAAATCATATAAATTTCGTGCCTAAATGCCTCTTCTTCGGCAAGATTTTTCTTTAAGAATAAAATTCTTTCTTTTGATGGTGGATAAAAACCACTATGCTTTGAAAATGCTCTTCTACCTTTTCCCTTACCAACATAATAGGGAGTTCCATCTTCACGCAAATATGCGTAAGTGTAGTATTCCATCTGCTTCTAAATTGTGTTCGCAATAATATTTATACAAGAAAAGGAGCATTTCTGCTCCCTCTCTACTCTTATGGATGCGAACACATTAGAGCATTATTATTTAGGCATCAATCATCAGATGCTAATTTTGCGAAATACGACAAGGCATCATCGTCTTCATCATCCTCAACAGGCGCAGCAGCACGACGAGTGGGTTGAAGATTACTGATTTCCTCACGAAGGTCGTCAGTCAACTCACGGGAAGAACCACGAGTGTATTCTTCCTCTTCACCTTCCTCTTCATCAAGACGCACATTTGCTTTCGATCCAAGCACAGAATGAAGTCGTGCTTTCAGTTCTTCATAAGTCTTGAATTGGTCAGGAGAAACAAACTCAGCAAGAGAATACTGCTTTTTCCAGATTGCTTCCAGAGCATCATCATCATCCAAGAGAGCATCAGGACGTGCAAACTCACTAGAATCATAGTTGCGATAACCAGCAACATTCTTTGCCTTCAGTTTGAAGTTGGCACCTTGCCAGAAGTCAAACGGATCGATTGCTTCCTCATCTTCAAACTCAGGTTGCATCGCAGCAGTGAGTTTATCAAAGATTTTCTTACCATACTTATAGAGAAAAACCTTACCCTCATTCTCAGGATTAGCAGGGTCTTTTACCACATAGATGTTAGAAACATAAGTCAGTTTACGCTTCTGCTTACGTGCAACCTCTTTACCAGCATCAGTGCCATTATTCCAGAGACTAGAATTGTGCTCACACACAGGGCACTTTTGATTCATAGTCGTCAGGCAGGTGTCAATCAACCAACCACCAGGACCTTGGAATGCGTGACTATAAACCTTTACAAACGGCAGGTCTTCGCCGTCAGGAGCAGGAAGGAAACGGATTATGGCATAACCATTATTTGCCTTATCACATTCAAGTTTCCACAAACGGTCGTCAGAAGAACCTGACCCACCAGTATTCATTTTTTCTACTTCTTTCACCAGTTTGGCGGTGAGAGAACCAAGTTTAGATTGCTTTTTAAGGTCGGAAAAACCCATTTGGATACCTCGGATAAATTGGATTCGTTGGATTACTCGGATAGTATAACAGGGATTCCCTCAACTGTCAATGTATTGTTTGAGGGATTGAATAGTCTTAGTCATACTACTGAATAAAGTATTCATATCAGTCTCTGGTGGGAATCCCATCAGAGCAACTGATTTGCGTAGATTCTCTTTCATCTCAACCGCTTTAGGGTCATCAGAAAGGGACAACCTAGTATACATCACTCTTTGCTTTTCTAGCAAGGTTTCAAGTTTTTCAATATGCTCCAGTTTTGTTTCACGATCCATCATACCGAAAGTCAGAATGCTTCCGTAGATGCTTTCCTGTAACTGATTGATTTCTTTCAGTTCGTCTTGAATAATATCGGATTCAAAAAAGTTACTCATTAATAATGTCCCGTAAAATTTTTTTAAACTGGAATATATCCGTATTTATGAATGGATTATACTTTTTGATTTTCAAACTTACGGTTTCCCACACAGGGTCGTCAAGTTTTTTATCAAAGGTCTTTGAGAAACCAAATATTTTGTCGTAGATGACTAAGGTTTCTAGAGATAACTGCCCGCTTAGAAACTTTTTGAGGATGATTGGGTGTCCTTTGGAACAGTTGAAAACATCCTCTAATTTGTTCTCCAAGAGCAATTCGTTGCTTTGCTCTTTGAATAAGTAGGTCAAACTCTGTTGTCTCCGCATCCACTCTGCGTAGGTTCTTTCGCCAGAATTTATAATTTGACCAATCCATAAGTTGTCCGGGGAATCTGCTGCTACAAAGTTTGATACAAGAAAATTTACGACTTCTTTATCATTATACTTGCGTGAAGTCTTTTCGAACCAGTATTTGTCCTTTCTTTTGTTGAACGAAGTTACACTGGCACGGGTCTTCGCACCGTATTTAAAGAAATCGTATTTTGGGTTTGTGAAATGATTTTTTAACGACAAGTAATGTTGGTAGGTTTCAAAGGGGGTCACTTTCAGCATCGACTAACTCAAGATCTTCAATACAATCAACAGTAACTTCGTGTTCAGAAATGCGATACCAATGTTTATCAACACCAAGAGTATCTGGATAAAAACCTAGATATTCGATATCATCGCATTTATTCTCACGCAACCACGCTTGTAGACGATGGTGCATTAATTCATCACGGGTAATCATAGAGGCAGTTTTGCGCGTGAAGTCTTCTTCATAAAGTTAAGACGAATGGCATCCCATTTCAGTCTTTCTTTAAGTGGTTTTGAAATAAGTTTCGTTACTGAGTCTACTTCAAGGTTATTGATTTCGCAATAGTGGCAAATAGCATCAATGTAATTCATATTCTCCACTGCCACGATATTCTCTATTTCCAGAGCAAACTTGGAGGGTGTAAGAAACTTATTTTCTATGACTTGTTCTAATTCTTTATTGGGTTCCATATGATTCCAATTTATCTCTAACAAACTCTCTAATGTATTCGGTGAGGAGTTTGATGTATTTTGTTTTGTCTCTTTCTTCATAGACGACGCATTCTCCATTTTCGCAAGCCATAATGATTACAAGTTTTTTAACTGGAATACCAGTCAGTTCGTAAAGCATACAACCATATGCCATACATTGAACGAAATAGTGTTCGATCCACTCTCGTGGTTTTGGTTTTTTAGAAGTCTTAAAGTCTATGATTGACAATTCGCCATCAAACTCTGCGATGCAGTCAACAGTGCCAGCAATGCCTAGTTGTTTGCTGTAAAGTGACCCTTCAAGAGCGTGAATATTATTTATACGATTGAGAGTTGACTTAGAAATCTTGAATAAGAAATCAGACAAAGGTTGGACTTCTGGTAAATCCCTATTATATAAGTAATTTTCAACAAGTGTATGCATATCAGTGCCACGACTTGTTGCTTGTCGAGTAATCTTATCTGCTTCTTCTTCACCAATCTTTTTTCGCCAGTTGACAAATATCTGGCGATTTTTATGACTGGTGACAGAAGTAATAGAAACAAGTTTTAAAAGTTCATCTTCATCAGGGACAGAATAATATCTTACCCCATCAATCGTTTCTCTCTCAAGTTGGGGTAAATTCAAATCAATGTGATTAAATATCAAAAACCTGCCTCCATTTTTGCGGTGATATATTCCTTGACAAGTCCAGAGCGAACAATATCTTCTATACCAAATTCAATTATATCAAAGGAAGGCATTTTACGCAAGACTGACATAAAATCTACAATACCATTCCTTTCATTTGTCTTTTGTAAATCAGACTGAGTAGCATCACCACAAAACATAATCTTTGTATTTTCACCAACACGGGTAATAATAGAATCTAATTCGTGGAAGTTTAGATTCTGAAACTCATCAACAATAATAATAGCATTATCAAGAGTTGTGCCACGAAGGAATGAAGTGGACCAAAACTTGATTGTTTCTTGTGACTTTAGATTTCCATAGAGCATTTCAAAGTCAGCATCAGAAGGCATCTGGAACATATACTTCACCATATTCTTATAAGGAATCTGGTAAATATCTGCCTTATCATCGTGGCTTCCAGGCAAGAATCCAATTTCACGAGTAGCAACTAGTGAGCGGACAATATAAACTCTTTCGTATGGACTTCTTTCATCCAATACATCTTTAATGGCATTAAAGAGTGTGATAAAAGTTTTACCTGTTCCAGCGCATCCATAAGCAACCAAGTGCTTTTGCTCTTTATAAGCATCAAATAACTTTCTTTGATTGTCTGTAAGAGGTTCAATATCTACAAGATATTCTGAACTCAGTGGTTTTTTGCGCTTCATTTGACGAGTAGTAAGACCAACCCCGATTGGTTGCTCTGCTCTTTTTCTTCTTGCCATAGTTGGTTATAGTTTTTTTACAGTTGATCCAGGTGCTTTGCTTGCCTTTTCTAAGACATCATTCCATCCAGGATTTTTACTTACAAGTTTATTCCTCCACTCACCAACTTCTCCTGGTTGAGGGCAAGTTGATGGGTCGGACCAATCACGAATCCAATCAGGATTATCAGTTTTCCACTGGTCCCAGTCGTGGATGCTCATTTCCACTTCTTTCTGTTCACCAGTTTTGGTATTGACTATCGGATATACGGGCATAAAGTTACGAATTCAAGATAAAATATTTAGACCCACTCTAGTGCTTCTGCCACAGTTGGGAATTGTTCGGAAAATACTCTCTTACATTCTAGAGCAATGTCCATATGCTCTTTCTGTGTGCCATTGGCGGAACGAAGATTAATGTAATGAATCCACGACCTGCAAGATCCACTCATATAAATGCGTGTAGGGGTTGCCAAGGGCAATACAAACCTCGCACACTCTTTTGCTACTCCAGCGTCTAGGAGGCGCTTGTAGAGGTTGTTGGCGGCGGTGAAGTGCTCAGCAATTTCTGTCTGATACTTGAGTTTTACATAGTCTCCAAGGTCATCCGTAGAGTTCTGACGGTTCTTGGTGTCCTGGCGGCGCAGGTCGGGCACAGGAATATGCTCAGTGATTAGGTTAGTATCAGCATACCGTTGCGAAAATTCCTGAAATGTGAAACTCCTATGACGAAGAACTTGTGCTGCGATGCCGCGAGTTGTTTCAATCTCAAGAGTCATAAACGCTTGCTCAAACACACTCCAGTGATTGTGCTTGATACAATACGCAAGAAGTTTTGCGTAATTCTCATTAGTCTGATTTTTTGGATT